TGAACACCTGCTGCTCGACCCAGTCGAGTTTATTGTTATCAGCAATCTGCATATACAGCTTAGTAAGCGTCTGGGCGACCTCGGCCTCACCTGCTCGCCGTGGCTTAAACTGCACGTCAGCTCGGCGGGTGGACTGCTCGCCCAAAACCGTATTCACCGTAGGCAGGATCGTGTTGATGGTCAGGGCAGGACGGCCTTCGTTATCCAGCGCGTGCAGGTCATCCAAATCCCACTGGTCGCCGCGATAAAAGGCATCACACTTCTTAGCCATCTCAATGTATTCAAGGTGCCCGTTATCCCGCGCTCGGATGTACCGGTCCCACTGCTTTGAAGCCACCTCTTGCTGCTCAGCCGCCGTCATCCGTGACAGTGATTTATGATTTGCCATGTTATGCACTCATCGCTGATTTGGAGGCCCGCATGGGCCGTACCATGTGTTCCAGCCGGTCTCGCCACGAAGGTGGCTTCACAACTGGCGCTTGGTATGTCGAAAACTCAGACATCATTAGACCAAGCCACGCCAGCGCGTCGACTTGGTCGTCATGTACACCGTTAGGGAACCGCAACAGTTCTGCGACTAACGGCCCGGTAAAGTCCTCATCTCTGGGGAAGAACACCATGCCTTGCTGCATCCGCCCCTGGATGGCTCGGGCTCGGGCTTCCTTGTCCCGTCGACCCGTCTTCAGGTCCTTAAAGTACGCCTCATATAAGCCGCGCTCTCTGACGCGCTTCTCCAAAAACGGCCCCAGTGCCATCTCGATGTGACCTTTCTCAATGCCGACGATGCTAGGCTTCCACGCCTCGTATAGATCAAGAATCTGCTCTACCAGTTCAAAGCCGTCGAACTTACCCCGCACAACATCAATGATGTACAAGCAGTCGCGCTCATCCACGCCAATAACCATCCCTACGGAAAAGTCGTTGCGGTCACGCTTACCGATGGCTAAGTCCCACGCGCAGTAATACCGCATCTGGTTATAGTCGAGGTCTTCTCTGTCGTAGTACTGAATCATTTGGCGCGAGAAGTAGTCGCCGTCGTCCGCGACCGGATTCTGCTGATAGAGGGCCGACCAATCTCTCGGTCCAACGGCTCTTTGTATTTGTTTGAGAGCTTTAACGTCGTATCGCTCAGGATGAAGCGCGTCGCCCTGCTCTCTAAACTCTTCATCCTCTTCTGCAATGGCGGGATACTTAACGACGGTCCATTCATCGCCGCCTTCGGAACCTGCCTTGAGGAGCCGTCCAGCCAGATCGTCATCATGCCAGCGAGTGAGAATGACAAGTACGCCACCACCAGGAGCAAGACGCGTGTAAGCAGTAGACGTATACCAGTCCCAGTTAGCATCGCGATTATTTTGGCTTTCAGCGTCTTCACGGTTTTTTACCGGATCGTCGATGACAAGGATGTGTGCGCCTTTACCAGTAATACCGCCACCCACACCAGCAGCGACGTAGCCACCACCTCCAGTAGTAAGCCACGCTTCTGCAGACTGGCTGTCAGGGTCGAGGCGAGTTTGGAAAGCCGTTTTATACGTGGGCTCTCGAAGGAGCTGACGGACCTTGCGACTGAAGCCCATCGCAAGCGAACCTGAATACGAGCAAGATATAAATTCGTGGTCTGGATAGCGGCCCAGATGCCAAGCCGGGAACGCCACTGACGCCAGGGTACTTTTCCCATGACGAGGTGGCATGAAGAGCATAAGGCGTGGACTTTTCTTTTCAGCCACGTCACAACTGAACTGCTCCAAGCGCTGGCAAATGTCTTTGTGAACCCAACCAGCTTGGTAATCGGGGTTAAACCGCTCGACAAACGGAAGAAGCCTTTTCCTTGTGAGGATGCGTAGCGCCAATTCTGCTTTTGCTTTTTGCTCAAGGCTTTGCTCTTCCTCCTTCCGTTCCTGAAGCGCTGCTTCTACCTCTGGTGCTACTTGTGGCGCTGGTAAAGCTTCTGATTTTTTAGCTAAGCAATAAACACACTCGTCTGCCGTATCACTTGCAAACAGAGTCTCCGGCTGCAGAGTCTTGCAGCAGACACACTCTCTTTTTACGATCTCAATCACTAACCGAAGGCTCTAGGTAAGTCGTATCTTTGCCTGCGATCTTTATCAGCTCTTCGTCGGATAGGCGCTCCAGCTGCTTCGCAGTTGCATTGATCTGCACGTTCACCTGAGCCTGCGGCTCTTGCTGCACCAATCCATGCAGCTTGACCAAGGAATCAGTGGTGTTCTTCATTTCCGTGGCATTGGCAGAAGCGCTGTATGCCTCCATGTACATGCCATGAGCATTGGCAATCGTGAACTTCACGGTTTCCCGTGCCTGCTCGCGAAAATAATCCAAAGCCTTCTGTAACTCGGGTCGACGGACGGCTTTCAGAGCCGCATCATAGGACTTGTACCCTGCCCCACGAGCGGCTGCGGCAATCGACATACCTGATGCTACGAGCATGACCAGCTTTTCCTGCTGCACAGTCAATGTCCCATGGGCCAGGCCCATGTAAGGCATTCGTGCTTGAAACTCTGTGTGGGTCAGGTCAACATCCCTTTTAATGGAGTCGATACCTTCCTCCAGAAGTTCCGCTTTTGAGCTCATACCGTAAGTCGTCGTCCAACCAAACAAACATAGGTGCGCGTTCACCCAGGCTAGCCACATTTAGCTCCTGTATAAACGCCCACAGTGAGAGCTCTGCACCACGGCTCTCTAATAGTTCTTCAACGCGTGCGGCGTCGTACACAAGTACTTCATGGCCGCTTTCTCTTAGTCCAACACCAACCAGAGCCTCAAGAAGCCCATCTATTGCATAAGCGGCGGTATAGTCGGACATACTGTTATATTACCTGTACTAATATTTATTCACAAGAGTGATCGTGAATAGTCTTAACCCACCACCAGAACATATCTAGAGATAATGTGTGCCGCATAATGTTGATGCGATAGGCAACTAACCGAACGTTGTCTCGCGAGTAACCCTGATCGTTGTTAATACGATCAATCGACGCGTTGAACTCTTTTGCACCGGAACCATCCAGGTGGTGAGTAAGAGCTACGCCCGATACCGCGCATCTCCCCTTCTGTTTGTCCCAAATTTCAATCAAGTCTTCAGGAACCAAGTTCCAGGGGTGGGTCTTTTTACGCGTGGACTTTAGCTTGGTATGCAGATTCCTGAGATATGCCTCATGCGACTGCTGCATGACCATGTGACGTTTACGCTGCTTGTGCTGCATGCGGCATGGTTCGCATTGCTTGCGCCATTTGCCGCTCGGGTATTGCTCAAACTGATCTAGTAATAGCTCGGTGTTGCAAAGCGTACACGTCTGTGAATCCACAGGCTGTTTCTCCCCCGCTGCATAAACCGAAGATAAGCCCTTGAAATTATTTTGCAAAAATTTTTTTGAAAAGTATTTCCGTACTGCTGACGCACTGTCTCCCTGCCGGATAGTTCAGCTCCCCCTTCCCCCTTTTCCCGACATGGAACCTTGTTTCGCATCATGTCGCATGAACCTTGTCCGTCAGTAACCCCTTCGACGCTCGCTTCGCTCCCGCCGCCCATACATGTTTGTGAGCAATGACGCTCGCTTACTTTGGAGATTGACCATGCAATACGCACTTCCTATCGACGGTTACGCATCTGAGTACAACGATGACATCGAGTTCTTTGTCGCCTGTTACCAGCACACCGACGACCCGCTTCAGTCCTTCATCCGCCGCGAGATTGAAGTCGCATCCGGTAACTACGACCCTTTCCCGCTGGACGACACCCTTTACTACCCAGCCGACTACAGCCCGTTCTAAGGAGCATGACTCATGAGCAAGACATACATCGCTATTATCGCCGCCCTGTGGTTATTCACGGGGTTTTTCTTCTACTCAGCGTGGATTGCCATCTGGGGTGACGCCTTCGGTTCCCAAGCAGTCTTCACTTTTCTTTGGGGTAGCGCCTTACTAGCCCTTATCGAACCTGAACCATCAAACATGGAGCATGACTCATGAACACTGCAAACATCGCCTTCAAAACTGCCTACTACACCTCATGGGGTATCGGCATGACCAAGTTCCTCGCTCGTGAGGCATGGGACTTCGCTAAGGAGAATCCGGGTGAGCTGTTGCTTGCCTGCATCACCGCAGCCGCTTTTGATGTCGCTGAGAACGTCGAGGACATCGAACGCTTGCTGGAACAGGGGGCATAGTCCCCCATACATGTCCCATGATTCGTGTCTCGTGACGCTCGTCCGTGACGCGTGGGGTGTGTGCCATGTGTGCCAAGTGTGTGCCACCTTGTGTGCCACCCCCTAAATTCGCTAACGCATTGATACACATACACTTTATCTTTTTGTGTGCCATGTGTGTCAGGGTTACGCATTTTTTGTTTCACATAGACACGTTTTTGTTTTTTCTTATTTTTAATTTTGTCCTTATGAACAAAACCTTAAAAAGCTGACACACATGGTAATAGCTAGCAATAGCCTCAAATTTGCTGGCACACAACCTGGCACACACCTGGCACACATTTGCCATTTCTGGCACACAAGACCCTACTTTCTGTGTGGGTATTACAAACTTGCACCATTTTTGTCCATGAACCATGCATCAGGAGACATGCACCATGATTAAACAATATCGACTCAACGCCACCTGTTACGACTGCTGTGAAGAAAACCATGTTGTCGTTGCAGAACACGAAATCGAACGCTACCAGACAGGCGAGCTTGTTCAGAACGTCTGGCCTGACAGCGACACTTGGTTTCGAGAAGTCATCATCGGATGGCGTACTGGCTTGTACCAGTGTCAGTCATGCCACGAAGCGTTTCTTGAAGACATGGCAGAGGAGGCATGAACCATGTACCACGTCTATTGGGTCCACGATCAGGACCTTCACATCACCAAACGCGACACTCTGAAGGAGGCAGAGTGGGATCTCATGGTCCACAAAGAGCTGTATGGCAACAAAGCATGGATCGTGGAAGAGAAAAACGCGACCACCCCGGCTACTCGTTCCTCGCAGCCGACCATAACTTTTAGTGAAGTAGTTGGCGTTTAGTACTACATCGTCTGTTGCTTCGAAACTAAATATTAGCTGTACTAACAATCATCAACGTAAGGAATACGCACATGAACCTTTCACAATCTTTCATCCCCGGCGCTCTCCAAATGCTTTGCACTGGCAAGTCCGGCACCTACACCACCAACCTGTCTAACTACATCGCTGGTTTTACCGACGCTGATACTCCAATCGACGTGGCATACGCCAAAGCCGCATTCGAGTGCAACGGCGACCGCGAGTCAGCTCCGTTCCCAACCTTCGGTGTTCTGGGTCACATGCAGACACTGATGGATCGCATCATGTGGAACGCACGCAAGCTTGACATCGCATTCCAGCGAGCCGAACAACAGGAGCTAGAGTCAGGTGGCATCTACGGCCTCGACCTTGCACAGACTGCAATGGATGAAGTCAACGTCCACGACATCGCCCGCGATCGCATCAAGGACGCTGTTCAGTCTGACTACGAGCTGTTGTTCACCACGCAGACTCTGATCATGGCTGAGCTTGGCATCGACGGCGAGGCATTCGACATCGATCTGCTGTTCTTCAACCCGTCTACCTACGACGAGCAGTCAGATTCGTGGGTCAAGCCGTCACCAGCTTCCAGCTACGACGAAGCCTTCCGCATCATGCAGGAGACAGTCGACGAGCTCAAAGCTAAGGAGACCAAGACGGCTCTCGCAGGCTTCATGGCCAACCGAGCGGCGGCACTTGAAGCACGACTCGCCGCATAAGCGTTACTCCACCCCGGTGCCACTCGTTGGCATCGGGTTTTTTTGTTTAACCCATAGAGGACTCAGCGTGCCATGCCTACATATGAAGTAACCAGTTACTGGGAAGAAACATCCGTTGAGAAGTACGTGGTCACTGTCGAGGCCGACAACCAACAACACGCAATAGACCGCATTGCCAAAGGCGAAGACTGGATAGATTTCTGCCACTCCAAATCTATAGACGTTATAGACCACGAACCTGTTGATGTAGAGACATGGGAGGCCGAGGAAGCATGAACCATGTATCACCAATAGAGATCACGCTCACTGCAGTCGACGCCAACGGTCGTATCTTCTGGTTCACAAGCGAGGAGCAAGCCCGTCTGTTCTGCCGAGACCGGTGGGACAACGAGACTGACGGCGTGCCCTTCATCAAGCACTACACAATTCGCAGCCAGGAGGAGCTGGTCGCTTTGCTTAACGAACGTGCCAGCTAGTCACTGGCTAGTGTGCCCCCGCACGACGAGAAGTAGTACGACAACTACAGGGGCGGAGCTATCCGAAACTAGCCGTGATGGTAAGCGTTAAGGGTATGAGGTGGCTGATAACTGATAGCAATGGCCGGGGGACGCAGTCGCAGAGGTGAACCGGATAGCACAATACGGGCCTCATACCTACCACCAAACATGAACCATGGAGCATGAAGCATGTACCAAATAGCAATCGTCACAACATGGCACGAAGAGAATTGGGACACCTTGCAAGAAACTCATTTCAGATTAGTGAAATCACTTGAGCCAGAATTTATCGAAGCAGAAGCACTCGCCGTGTCATACGACATAGCAGACGAAGCCTTCGTAACGTGTGGAGACTTTGTATTCGCAGAAGACAAAGAACGCGGTTACACCGAAGAACAAACCCGAATCTGGATCGACCATCAAACAATTATCTGCAACAACCCCGAAACCAACCAACTGCAAACCATTCACACCAGAGATGGCGACTGCCATGAATGCTGGACCAAACCCGAGGAGGACGCATGACCGAACTAAACGTATTCCAAGCACACAACATCGTGCATCAGGCACTCAACGCTGCCGATGTTCCCGATGACGTAATCAACGCCTGGTTCATTCTGTCCGATGTGCTGTTCCCACACGGCTATGAAGGACATGACAACGACTTTGTTATTGAGTTCGAGCCTGACGGCATCATCTATGACGCAATAGATGAAGCACAAAACGCCAAGCCTGTGCTTACACTAGTACCAGAGCAAAAGTAATGGACATTCAAGAGCGTATTTTACAAAACAGTCTTTATCTAAGTGGCGATGAGTTTGACATCACTGCATTAGCTCAACGTCTTGGTATGCCTCAACGACGAATACGCGACGCATGTGTACAGTTATGCGACACACGACGCTTAGTTAAGCATCAATATGCAAGCAAAGCCACGAGATACTCGAGACCTGTCTTCAACAGATGGGCGTGCCGACCATGGACCACGTACCACCCACCACGCCCCACGCCTGAAGAACTAACACCAAGTACTGCATTCATCTACGGAGGACTATTGTATGACTGACATGAACCATGACCCATGGACCAAAGCGTTGTTTTTTGGAGAATCCAGATCAACTAACAATCTTAAACATGACCCATGGACCGAGCTGACAGACATGGCGGCAGCACATGTAGAAGTGTGCATCCGAAGTGAAAACCGCAAAGCTGTTGCACAACTGCTAAATGACCTGTGTAACAACACAAAGCAGAAACGA